GGCCGACGTCTGCCGCAAGCGGTGGTTAGGCCGATGGTTCGCCGCCATTCCGTACGACTTCTGCAACGACGTATCGAAAACGACCATATGGGCCGGGCCGAGGCAGTCGGCACTGCAGTGTTGAGTAATGCTCCCATTCGAGCCGGTATTGGCCCGCCAGAGTGATCGCGTCATCCCGGCTCCTCCGCGTGCCGGCCCCAGCAGCCGCCTGCCACGCAAGCGTGCCGCCGACGATACGCCCCTCCGTCATTGCGAACTCGCTATAGCCCGCGTCCAATCGCTCGACTGGCTTCCAGTATGCGTTGTCATTCGTCAGAAATGCCGCGAGGCCGCTCCGCGAGGCGGATGTCGCGACGAATTGCTCGAGTCGTCGAATATCTTTGAAGAAATCGTAACGACCCTGGTCCTGAGCCCCTTGATTCTCCAGAAGGAATGTCTCTGCCTTCGTTTCAGCCAGGAGCCGTCGAGTCTTGTACTTCAGTTCAACGCCGATTTCACGTTCGCCACGCCGGACAACAAGATCGAGGTACTGCCGTTGTTCCGATGTGTGGAACGGCGCTTCGAGACGGACGTCGGAGTTGGGATCGGCGACATGGATGGCCCATGCAAACGCGTGTTGGAAGTCCGCTTCCGAGTGGAAGATCGGCCGAACGTTCGAGAGGGCTGTGAGTGCCTGTCGTACCAGGTCCATGGTTGTCTGCCGGCTTAGCGCGTCAAACGAGCCGCGCGCCGCAGCGACAGGATCGCACGAACCAGCAGGCTAGCCCCTTCAGTCCGCCGACTGTTGTGCGGAATACGCGCGTTGCTCGAACGTCGAAGTAATTGTCAGCGAGAAAGGTGAGTGGTGCCGAGGCCCAGAGTCGAACTGGGGACACTACGATTTTCAGCCAGACTCGGCACGTTTCCACGCTTTTGCGAAATCATCCGAGAATTCGCGCGAACGCCTTCCCAGACTGGAGTTTAGCCGCCCTCAGTAGCATCCGCAAACGACCGCAGAGAACCGCACAAAACCGCAGCCGACGGGATCACTTCGGGCTCAGTTTGGGCTCAGTTCTGGCCGGTCCTACCCGACCTCCAAGGTCTTCGAGCAGAGCGAGAACGATCGCGTGGACGGAGTCGAGCGCACGCAAGGCAATCGCCTCAAAGGCGTCCACGAGTTCGACATGCTCCTGTTCTGCCGTTGGCTTCAGGAACCGAAGCCGACGCACGACCAGCGGAGACAGCGGAAATGACAGTTCGGCCTTCCATTCGTCGTTCTCATTGAGGCTGAAAGTTACTCTGCCATCACCCAGCACAACGCGGTTGTGGATGATCTGCGCCCGAACCTCCTGTAGTGCGTCTACCCATTCTGCGTGCTCTTCTACCGCGAGACGACAGGCCCGCCGCCCACTGAGCGGATTGCCAGAATCACGGGCCGATTTCACCAAGCCGTTCCACTTCACCTTCTGCGCATGGGGACCGGCCAAGACGGCTCCGAGAAGATTTCCCGTGTAATCCAGTAGGGAAATCGTGTTGAACAGGACGTCGTCGGCCAAGAACGTCATGTTCTGTCTCGACCCGTGCAGGAGCATCTGGTGGTCGCTCTTCGGGCCAATCACGAACTGCCGACGATACCCTTCGAATTGCAGGCGCTGAATATCGAGGTGATACGCCAGCGACTGCGCCCGATAGAGAACGCTGTCGCGTGTCACGATGGCAGCATCGTCGTCCCGTAGCAGCGGCCGTTTCGGCCCCCTGAAACTCAGGTGCTTGATGACAGCGTCCACAAGGTCTGTGCGGATGGCGTTGACCTTGCTCGTCGCCAGAGTCCAAATCTCGCTCGGCGTGCGCTTGGTCGTTTCCAACACCATCGGGCTCCGACGGGCGTGAAGTGACATGGTTGTGAAATTGTAGGCCGCTTCTTGGTCGAACTTCCGGTGTCCCGCCGGCGGACGGAAAGACCGGCAATCGACCGCAACAAACCGGCATTCCTCGGTAGAATGCGGAGGTGCCAACGCCGCCCGCCAAGGCCCGCCGGCTGATCGTTGACGGCCAGAAGACGGAGATTGCCCCGCTGACGGACGTCGGCCGGGCCACGTTCCCCGGTGGCCCTCGGGCGGATTTGCCTCCGTCGCTGCCGTCCACAGAACCGCGCCGCCGTGGACGACCGCGCGAGAACATGCCCACCGGTGACTGGGTGGATTCCGACTACCTTGCGCGCCGGGTCGCCACCATCGTCGGCCACGGTGACGAACGCGAAGAAACTGCCGCTGAACGTCTTCCTCTGCTGCGTCGTCTCGCGACTCGCATCCTCCGGCGCAAGCTAACGGATAAGGAACGCAGTTTGTTGCGGACGCTGCTGATCAGCGAGCGGGCACCGGCGAGCGTCATCACGCGCATGCTCTATGCGTGGCGGCATGGCCTCGGAGAGCGTGACGTGCGGCGCATGCTGAAGTCCTTGCGCCAGCCGGTCGAACGTGACCACGCGGCGCTCGTGCTGGAATACGAAGCCGAACGGCTACTTCTGGACGACGACGGGCAGCCGGTGATCGACGACAACGGCCGGCCGATCCGATATCGACCACCGGTCTGCGACGAACACGGCCAGCCGATCTTGCATCGGCAGTCCCGACGTGTTGTTGCCGTGCGCCCCCGCGTGAAGCTGATTCGCCGCTAATTTGTTCACAGGCCGGCCGGCAATCATGCCGGTATGGCCGTCACCACTCCACAAAGACCAGCACGTCGGCTCCTGAATTTGCACGACGTCGCGACCGAACTCGACGTGTCGTTCGACACGGTTGATCGCTACATTCGCGCCGGGAAGCTGCCGGCGATCAAGTTGCCCTCAGGCCGGCGGCGTGTGCTCCGGGAGGATCTCGACCGCACGATTGCGGACTGGAAAGCCGAGAGCCGGTGACGGGCCGTGACGAACGGACTGCCCGATACGCTTGACGCCTTCCTCGACGAGCGGTTGCCGTTGTTCTCCACACCGCCGGACGCGGATTGGTCCGAAGGTGTGGCCGACGTCTACGAGACGACCACGGCCGTCGTACAGGCCGCTGTCGCCCGCTGGTTTGCAGCGAGCACTATTCGACCGCCTACGTCGCCCCGAGGCTTTGACGCCGTTCTCGATGCGCTGCGCCGTGCCGGTCATCACCTGAAACCGCATCGCGACAGCCACAGCCGTCTCTCGTTCCGGACGACCTGTCCGGCCCATGCCGACGCGCGCCCGAGTTTCGTTGTCACCCGAGAAGACGACGGACGCGCGCTGCTCCATTGCTTTGCGGGATGTCGCAAACACGCGCTTGTGGACGCCCTCGGCCTGCGCATGGCCGACCTCTTCACGTCGTCCGTCCGCCGGTCCCCCCGTCAGGTCGAAGCCGTCTACGACTACCGCGCCTTCGACGGCCGCCTGCTTGGCCAGAAGGTCCGCTACAGGCCGAAGGGGTTCCGTTGGCGGCGTCATGAGGACGAGGTCAGCGTCTACCGCCTGCCAGACCTCATCGACACCCCTATGGTCTTCCTGACCGAAGGCGAGAAGGCCGTAGATCGTCTCTGGGCGAGGGGACTCCCGGCCACATGCGGCCCGAACGGAGCCGGACGTTGGACTGAGGCATGGTCCCGCGACCTCTGGACGGCCGGATGTCGGGAATTGGTCGTTCTTCCAGACCACGACGCAGCGGGCCACCAACATGCCGAACGCGTTGCTGCGATCACTGCGCCACTCGGTATCACGGTGAAGGTGCTTCACCTGCCCGGCCTCGCCTCGAAGGCCGACGTGGCGGATTGGCTCGATGCGGGTGGAACCGACGACGTTCTTGAACGACTTGCCCGTGACGCGCCGATCTGGTCACCCGGGTGGCGCGATGACGCCCGTCGCCAACGTCGTCTCGCCTTGACGCGGGAGCGCGTGCGTCGGTGGCGCGAGCGCGAGCGAAACATTCGCTGCGTTACCGAACCGCACGTTGCTGCGCCCGAGACGAACATACGGCGCGTTACTTCGCCGGCGTCTGAACATACGACGCGTTACAGGCCCAGCGATGTAACGCGTAACGCGGTAACGCCTGCGAACGTTCCTCTTTCTACATTACGAAATGACTCTGTGGAGGATGCCTCTTCACTCCAGAGGACTGGTGTCTCTCTCTACCGGGAGGCTGTTCCTTGTGAGGACGCTGATGACGATGACGACTGATGACCGTGACGTCGTGGTGGTGGGTGGTGTGGGCCTCGTGCCCTTCGAAGTGCTGCGCTGGTTGCGTGCTGCCGAACGTCTCGGCGTCCGGTTCCGCGTTGTCGAGGATCGTCTCGAACATGATCCGCGCCTGCCGTCCGTCGCTCAGGCATTCGTCGAGGAACATGCCGACACGCTACGCCGACTGGTGCAGGTCGTCCCGCCGCGCGTGATGTGAGGCCACGCTCATTGCCGTGAATTTGTTCACAGGATGGCAGGCGACGATAGGCACAGACCGGATTGACCGATGCAGTTCAGGGCCGGTCAGATGCAAACCAGTCAGCGATAGGAGTCCACGATGCCCACGAGCACACCGCGAGAACTGAATGACCTCGCTCCGGAACACCAACGCCACCTCGACAACGTGCGCACGTTGATCCTGCGCGATCTGGATGGCCCGCCCGTTCTGCCCGACCACGTGCGAGCCTCCCTGCGCTTCCGTGCGGCGCTGTACCTCGCCGAACTTGAGGACAGCGCCCGTCGTGGGGAAATCGACTTCGATGCATGGCTGGCCGGATGGCGTGGGAACGATGACATCCCGGACGACCTGAAGCTGTGAAGCAGATTGGCATTCTCGACCGCGCAACGGCCGTGTCGTCTCGTAGCGAATTTCTCGGACGTTCGGATTACGACGGGCGTCGTAGGTGTCTCCGGTGCAACGTCGGCCGGAACCGGGCACTTTGACTAGTGGTCGTAGTGCCGCCTAATTGGCTCGTAACTCATTGATACACAAGGACATATAGAGCCGAATCCGAGTGAGCCTGTTAATGAGCCTGACCTATAAGTTATTGACCTAGAAGCGTTTACGGATGACCAAGAACCGACCTCGAAACAGCCGTGTCCAAGATGCCGGCGCGACGTCCGTCAACCGGACGGTGACGGCGCACCTGCGCGACCTCACAGCGGACTCGGAGAACCGCCGGGAACACAACGCGCGGAACGTCGGCGTCATCGTTGACGCGCTGCATCGTGTCGGCGCGGCGCGTTCCATTGTCATTGACGAAGACGGCGTCGTACTCGCGGGGAACGCCACGGTCGAAGCGGCAGCCGAAGCCGGTATCGAAAATGTCCGCATCGTCGAGGCGACGGGCAACGAAATCATTGCCGTCCGCCGCCGTGGTCTGACACCAGAGCAGAAGCGCCATCTGTCCATTGCAGACAACCGCGCGGCGGAACTGGCGACGTGGGACACGGCGCAACTTGCGGCCGACGCTGAGGCCGGTCTCGACTTGGCCACGTTCTTCCAGCCGGCGGAACTGGCGGACCTTCTCGGTAGCGATGCGCCCGTGCCACGGTTTGAGCCGGAACCGCCGGCGCATCGGCTCGATGAACTGGCGGCGCACTGTCCGACCTGTTCGTGTCGGAAGGCAGCGACGTCGTGAGTCTCCACCTCGACTTCTGTAGCCGGGACGCTGCCGCCTTCGCGGTGAAGGCTTGGCACTACTCGCGTTCGATGCCATCTGGCCGGCTGGTCACGATTGGCGCGTGGGAGGCCGGCGCGTTCATCGGCGCAGTTGTCTTCGGCCGGGGCGCGTCCAACGGCATCGGCTCACCCTTTAAGCTGGAACAGTCACAGGTCGTTGAACTCTGCCGCGTGGCCCTTGGCCCGCATCAGGTTCCGACGTCGAAGGTCGTCGCGCTGGCGGTGCGCCTGCTACGTCGGCAGTCGCCCGGATTGCGATTGCTGGTCAGCTATGCGGACCCTGAGCACGGGCACGTCGGGGTTCTCTATCAGGCCCTTGGCTGGCTCTACATCGGTCAGACCGGCCGCGAGTCGTTGATTCGACTCAACGGCCGACTGACGCATCCGAGAACCGTCACGAGTCGCTATCGCACGCGGGCGATTGAGTGGCTGCGTCAGCACGTCGCGCCAGACGCCGGGCACGTGCGGACCTTGCCGAAGTTCCGGTATGCGCTGCCGCTCGATGACGACATGCGCGAACGGTTGCAGGAGCGAGCCTTGCCCTACCCGAAGCGGCCGAAAGAGCAGGCGGCGACGAACCCCGTTGCCCTGAGCGGTGCGACTCCGACTCGGCCGCTCCATTCATTCACGGAGGCGGCGCATGCCTGACGCTGCCGTCCTCACCGTCGAGACGCCGCAGGCGGCCGATGCACTGCCGGTCTGCAAGTGTGGCGCAGGCGTCCACGCGGAGAAGCCCGGCATCTGTGCGCGTGGTCACGCAATGGAAGGCAACCAGTTGCGCCGCACGCATGGTGTTCGGTCGTTCGAGGAACGAGGCGCGGCAGCCCTGCCGGACGTACTCCGGCAGACGGTCGAAGAGTTCCGCGAAGCTGTCATCCGTGACCGTGGCGGCATGGATGAACTGTCAACGCTGGAGGCGGCCTACGTTCGACGACTCTCGGAAGTTGAGACGGTTGCCCGCCTACTCGCGTCGGACCTCGCCTCGCGCGGATTGATGACGCCGCGCGGTCGTGTGCGTGGGACGTTCTCCCGCTGGCTGGAGTGTCTCGACCGATGGGACAGGCTCGCGCAGCGCGTGGGAACTGACCGCCGAGGGCGGCAGGTGCCGAGCCTGTCGGCGTTCCTTCAACAGGCGGCAGCGGCGACCAAGGGGGACGACGCATGACGACGACCGTTGAACGTCTCGACGTCTCCGTTCTGCGCGCCGACATCGCCGCCCTCGAAGGTGAACTCGACCGCCTCGACGCAATGGCCGACAACGGCGCGGCGCCGAAGTCGGCGGCATTGGTGACGCGCATTCAGGCGCTGCGGGCGCGTCTGCGACAGGCAGAGGAGAACCAGCAATGAACATTTGGGACTGGCTGAGAACGTGGCGGCGAAGCGAAGAACCGGCAACCGCCGACGAGATTCGCGAGCAACTGGCGGACCTTCGCGGCCAGTTGGCCGTGACCGTTGCTCAACGTGATCTCTGCGCGGCCGACGCCGTGAACGACGCCGCGTCGGCGCAACGGTGGGGACATCTCGATGACTCCGTTCAGATTATCAATCGCCGCATGGACATGCTCGCCGCCGCGCTGCGGGCCGCCGAAGATCGGGAGGCTGCCGATGCCATGAGGGCGGCGGAAGAGCGACTGACGGCCGACCTGACGGCGTTCTACGCGACAGATGCCGAGGTGCACTCGTTCGCAGATGCCGCTATCGCCAACTTGCCGAACGACGAGGAACTCAACTTGGCGCTGAAGCTCGAAAAGAAGCTCGGCGCAGACGCCGCGAGACTTCGCGCAGAAGGCCTCGACGACGTCATCTTGCGTCGGCCGTTCTCACCGCTGGCGGCCATCGTGGACGCCCTGAAACTTCGGATCGAACGCGTCGAACGTGTTCGATTTCATCCGGGTTCACCGATTCGGCTGGATCGCCGCCGTGATGACGCGGTCGCGCAAGCCATCGAACGCGTGGTCGGCATCAAGGAGACAGCCTCATGAAGAAGACGTTCGATTGGCGACGACACTTCGCTCTGGCCGATGAGCCTCCGCCAACTCGGTCGGTGGTCACGAACCTCGCCGCCGTGGGCCAGCGCGTCAGGTTCAGGCCGGGCAGGGGGCCGCGTCCCCGGAAGGCGGTTGTGCATCTGGCGGAGGTCGGCCAATACATCACCGTCACCCCAGAGGCCGTGATGCGGCCGGAGCACGTCGGGCAGGCGTTCGAGATCGTCCGCAAGATCGGCGAGGGGGATGACGCGTTCGTCGCGGTGAAGGACGCAGACGGTCGGACATGGGAATGGGTCCGAGCCACCGACCTGTTGCCGGCGCCACCGAAACGGTCCGTCTCGCCAGCATCGCTTCCACCACAGCAGGCAGAAGAGGAATCAGTTATGCAGAACGACACCATCAGTTTGGCGACGCAATTCGACGGCCGCGTCCGTGTGCTCTCGGCAGAGCACGAACCGCGCGAGGCATTTCAACGTGCGCAGGGAGGACTGAAGGACCAAGCCTCCGCCTATCGCGCACACGGCGTCTCCCGTCAGGAAGCGCCGGCACCGAAAGCCGTCGTCAGCCTGAGCGCACATCCGGGCGAAACGTTCGACCAATTGGCGATGCGTCACGCACGCGAGAAGGGCATCTCACTGCGCGATGCGATCCACGCGGTCGGCGTGGCACGGCCGGATCTGGCGGCGGGCCGGTAGTGGCGTGCCCGCACGCGGCCGACATCGACGCCTTGCGGCTCGCAGCGCGGTTGGTGGAAGCCCACGCGCCGGCCGCGTTCGAGGCCGACGTCAAAGAGATCATCCGGCGTCTCGGGTGGATTCTTGCGGGGTTCCCGTCGTCTCGGATCTGCCAACGCTGCGACACGGTGTTCGAGGTGGACGCGGTGCAGGCCACGCACTACGCCGTCAATCGACAACCATTGCCGTCCGTGTGTCGGCGGTGCAAGACACGATGACGGTGCATTGAGAATCGGCACGACCCGGCGACGCGCCGGGGCCGGGGACACGTGAAAAAGCAGCACGTGCGCGTGCCGCTCGGGGCGGGGTTCCTTTCCCCCGCCCCGGGTCTTCGGAATGACATTGAGAGATCGCGGAGCGGCCTCGTTCCTTCCACGTCCGAGGCCGGCAGGGGCACGGGACTTCCTCCCCCGTGACGCGCGTGACCGCGAGCGGCCGGGCCATTCACCCCGGTCGTTCGCGGGCCTCTGGAACAACGTTGGAGAGACCCGTTGACGTCCGTCGATTTCATCAACCTTCTGCGCTGGATCGACGGCACGCCGCTGCGGTCGCACGTCGAACCGTATCGCGCGAAGCTGTTCGAGTTGGCGCTCGATACGTTCGAGGCAGACGGACGTCCACGCTTCAATCTGATCGTTTGCGGTAGAGCGAAGAAGAACTGGAAGACGGCGGACCTGTGCCTCGCAGCGTTGTTCGCGCTCGTCAGTGATTCACCAGCCGGCCATGATTCGGAGTGCTACCTGCTCGCCAACGACGCGGACCAAGCCGGCGACGATCTGAGCCTTGCCAAGAAGATCATCAAGGCGAATCCCGAACTCGGAGCGTGGCTAACCGTCAAGCGCGACATCATCGAACGAAAGGATGGCCGAGGCTTTCTCGAAATCCTGCCGTCCAACGACGTCGCCGGCGCGCACGGCAAGACCTACCGTTTCTGCGGCTACGACGAAATTCATGGCTATCGGAACTGGGATGTCCTCGAAGCGATGCAGCCGGACCCGCATCGACTCGATGCGCAGCAATGGATCACGTCCTACGCGTCGTTGTTCCATCGGCCCGGCGTCCCGCTGTTCGACCTGACGCAGCAGGGGAAGGCCGGCACGGATGCTCGCATGCTGTTCAGTTGGTATGCCGCGGACTTCTGCACTGACGCGGCATTCGCGGACCTCTCACCTGAACAGCGTGCGAATCCCTCGATGGCGTCGTGGGGCGATGCCGCGTATCTCGCGCAACAACAGCGCCGCCTCCCATCGCACAAGTTCCGCCGCCTGCACCTGAACTTGCCCGGCTTGCCGGAAGGTTCGGCCTACCAGCCTGAACCCGTCATGGACGCGATTGCGCGCGGCGTGAGCGTGCGCCTGCCAGAACGCGGCGTCCGCTACTCGGCATTCGTCGATATGTCGGGCGGTTCATCCGACGATGCGGTGCTCGCCATCGGCCACACGGACGCGAACGGACGTGCCGTGCTCGACTGTATCGAGAACCAAGGTGCGGCCGTGCCCTTCAATCCGAACAAGGCCGTTGAACGGTTTGTGCGGACGCTGAAGTCTTACGGGGGCGGCATTACGCATGTCACCGGAGACAAGTATGCAGGCGAGACGTTCCGGTCACAGTTCATCGAGGCCGGCATCGGCTACACGGTCGCCAGTGACACGAAGTCAGAACTCTACGAGGCGCTCGAACCTCGATTGAACGCCGGTGCGGTCATCCTGCTCGACGTGCCGACGCTCGAACAGCAACTCCTCGGGCTCGTGTGGCGCGGCGGGAAGATTGACCATCAACCGGGAGAACACGACGACTTCGCCAATGCTGCCGCAGGCGTCGTGCATCAGTTGGTCGCCGGCCGGAACGAGGCCGACGTTGCCGCCACCACGGCATGGGCGCTCAGGGAATCGGCATCGGAGACCAACAGCCGGCAGCGTGAGCATCCAATGCTGGCCTCAGCCGGATGTCCTCGACCATAAACCACCAGTAACACCTCCTCTGATTTTGTTCACAGGCCGGCGGGCCATCCTCCTAACTGCGGCAGATATGGGCGCTGTGCGGTGCAGTGCCCCCGGTCTGTCGGAAGTCTTCGGAGGACAAGGTGAAGAAGAACAACAAGAGGAAGTGGACCCGGCATGAACTGCAAACCGAACTGAGACGCAGAAGGCAATATCCCGCCACCACTGCACAGATGGGTCTGACCATTCCGCAGGCGGTCACCGTGGCCGAACTCGAAGCGGAACTGTCCACGGTGGCGGTTGACGACGAAGCACGAGGATGGCACGAGTGGGAACTCGCGCTTGCGAAGGAACACTATCGACTCACGCCGGCTAGGCAGTTCATTCGCTACATACCTGCCTGAACGGCCATAGGGCGACGACAGCCGGGAGCCGTCCGTGTGCGCCGGGACGGCTCCCCAGACGCCCCACAGGCTGGGCTGGGCCGGGGAATCGCCTTCCTGACGTCACGGCACGGCAGGCCGGAAAACTGGCCGGCCAGACTGCCAGAAATGCGCCGAAAACCTGCGGAAAAACGCTGAAAAACGCAGGGTGAACTCTTACCCTCCTCCTCCCCAAATCGGGAGGTTGGAGATGATGACGACGACGAAGAAGACGACGAAGCAGAAGGCCATGCAAGCGAGACAGCATCAGCCGGCCACGACCATCGAAGATGCCCTCCACGTCGTGGAGGACCGAACCGCCGTGCTGCGGTTTCTCGCCGACGCCGTGCGAGACGTGAACGACGCACCAGAGCCGGCATTCTTCGCGGGCCTCGCCGCGATGCTGCGCGAGACAGAGGAGACCATCCGGGCCGTGCGCCGTGCCCTCGACGTGCAGGCACTCGGTGCGCCCATCGGGGGGCGTCGGTCATGAGTGCGCGCCGAAACGTTGGCGAGGTCATCCTACGCGGGCGGATTTACTACATCCGCTACTACGACAATCGCGGCCGGCGGCGTCTGGAGACGACGAAGAGCACCGACAAGGCCGAGGCCGAGAAGCAACTCCGGAAGCGTCTCAGCGCGAAGGATGCCGGCGTCGATGGTGATGCGGCGGCCGGCCGGCTGACGATCAAGGAAGCACTCGACGACGTGCTGAACGACTTGCTCGTCAATCAGCGACGGTCCCGCGCGAACGTCAAGGCGAACATCGACAACTGCCTCTTGAAGTGGTTCGGTGAACGGCGGAAGGTGGCGAACATCACAACGTCGACCATCCGCGCGTATACGGCCGAACGTCTCAAAGCGGGCTACAAGCCATCGACGGTCAACCGAGAATTGGCGATTCTGCGCCGGGCATTTCGGCTGGCGGTGAAGGCCGGCCGATTGGTGCAGGCCCCTTGCGTGGAACTACTCGCCGAGAAGAACGCCCGCAAAGGGTTCATCGATGCCGATGCCGTTGCGGCCATTTGCGAACACCTGCCGGCCTACGCGGCTGCGCCGGTGAAGTTCGCATTCCTCACTGGCTGGCGACTGCGGAGCGAAGTCCTGCCGTTGACGTGGGCACAGGTCGATTGGAAGGGCCGACAGGTTCGACTTGAACCGGGCACGACGAAGAACGACGAAGGGCGCACCTTCCCGTTCACGGCGGCACTTGAGACCGTGCTCAAGACCCAGTTAGCCGTCCATGAGGCCTACAAGGCGAAGAAACAGATCGTGCCGTTCGTCTTCCCGTTCACGTTCAAAGACCACGAGCGCGACGGCGAACAACAGCAGTCGATCCGCAAGGTCTGGATGACCGCCTGCAAAGCCGCCGGCTACGAGGGGCGCGTGATTCACGATCTGCGCCGGTCTGCCGTTCGGACGCTGGAACGGGCCGCCGTGCCACGGTCAACGGCAATGGCGCTCGTTGGTCACAAGACCGAGAGCATCTATCGCCGCTACGCGATTCAGGACGAAGCGATGCTCCGAGAGGGTGCGGCGAAGCTGGATGCCTACCTGCCGGCCTTGCCGGAGCCGACGCCGCCAGCGACCGGCATGGTCAAGACGTTCACGCCGAAAGCGACGAAGGCCGGCAAGGTGCGGGCGCAGGCGACGGCATAGCCTATCTCGCGTCGCTTCACTGTGAACGGCAACACGGTGCCTGATGGCGGCTTGGGGGACGGCAGGAAGACGGCCTAGTCCTCGTCTTCTTTTGTGCGCCGGCCCGAGTCTTCATCATCGGCGTATTCGTTGTGAATGGCTTCCCAGTTGATCGGGACGCGTGCCTCTTGCCACGCGCGGTCGAGAACCACGCACCAAGGGAACGTGAAGGGTTCGTGCGTATTGAACTGCGCGACTGGTTCGAGTTGGACAAGGGAACTGAGCGTCAGTCGCGCGTAATACCGTTTGAACGTCCTCATCAAGACATTGATGGCCTTGTGGAACTCCGCAAAGGTCAGCGTCCCTCCAGCATGGTGGGTTCGGTGGGCGATGTTTTGTTCAACGTAGCGATGCGCCACCTTGGTCTGTTCGCGCAGTTCCTCGACATGCGCTCTGACTGCGTCTGGGTCGATGTGGTCGTCCATCCGGTCTCCCGCACTCCGGACGAAGGGCATCAGTTCGAAGTCTTGGTCCACCATCTGGTCACCAAGAGGCCCCGGCTCGGGTCCCCATAGCTGATGATGACGTCGGCGGGAAAGGACATGTGGCTTCGCTGCGATCTCTTCAAGCAGGCGCACGAAACCGTAGTGGTCGGCCCAGTCGACCTCGCGCCGAAAGCTCATTGCCGCACTGGCGGCGTAGTTCGCCCTGATCCACTCGTAGAGATATCCCGCCACTTCCTGAAGGTGCGGATTGTGGCGAAAAACCTTCGTCACATCTCGAAAGTTTCGACGATTCGCAGCGAGCGACGTGAGGTCCGAACGAACCTTTTCGATCCACCCAACCCAATCGTCGAAGAGGGCGTCGTCGGTCATCGACGCTGTGCTACGTCTCGGCATAGGGACGAATCGTCGGCGCGCGGCCGGGACCTTGTCAACCGGCGACCCGGCAGACCGAACGGCCCTCAAGACCCATCCTAAAACGCTGAACAGGCTCAAGAACGGGATCAGTCGCCGTTCTCAGCCTGCTTCCGATCTTCGTAAGTTGTTGGATTGAATGGTGCCGAGGGGCAGAATCGAACTGCCGACACTACGATTTTCAGTCAGAGAACACGCCAATTTCAGGATATTGCAACCGAAGCCTCCGGTGGACGCAACTGCTTGTTAGTCGAGCATTTATTGGCTCTAGCGCGTTTCAGTCCATTTCACTATACTTCCGCCTGTCTGTGACCACGGTGTGACCACGGACGATACCGTGACTCCTGCGGAGGGCCCTTGTGACCACGAAACCTCAGCGTGTGACCACCGCGCGATCCGTCGACGGATTCAAGCCGCGCGACGCGGCGTACGTCGTGCGAGACGCCGAAGTCTCTGGCCTCGAACTTCGCGTCGCGACTGACGGCGTGAAGACGTGGAGTCTTCGCTATCGCAACCGCGTCGGTGAACAGCGGCGGCTCAAGCTCGGCGTCTATGATCCTGCCCGTCTCACGCTGTCGAAAGCGCGCGACGCGGCCAAGTCGGAGTTGTTGAAGATCGACACCGGCACCGATCCGCAGGCCGAGCGACACGCGGAGAAGCGCGCGGCCGCGCGCGCCAAGGCCGACAGCATCGAGGCGTTGGGCGAGGCCTACATCGAGCGGCACGCGAAGAAGACGAAACGGAGTTGGCGCGCCGATCAGGGGCTCATCAAGAACAAGATCCTGCCGCGCTGGAAGGGGCGTCCGGTGACGAGCCTTACGCGTGGGGACTGCCGAGAGCTCGTGCAAGGCATCGCCGACGGGGCGCGCCCATCGTGGCGAATCGCACTGTCGCCCTGCTCTCGCGGCTCTTCCGCTTCGCAGTCGATGAGGAAATCATCGACGTGAATCCCGCGGCGAGGCTCCCGAAGCCCGGCGTCGAGGCGTCCGCGCGCCCCGATGGGGAGCGCCCGGAAAAGGCGTACGCCGACGATGAAATCCGCCGCATCTGGACGGCGACCGAATCGTTGAGCAGTCCGGTGCTCCGCGCGCTCTATCGCCTCGGGCTGATTGTCGGACAGCGGCCGGGGGAGATCCTCGGGATGGAACGGGACGAACTGGCAGGCGAGTGGTGGACGGTGCCCGCTTCGAGGGCCAAGAACAAGCGCGAGCATCGCGTGTACCTGACGCCGTTAGCGCTCGAGGTGCTTGCTGAGATCCCGACGATCGCGGGGGAGTCGAAGGTGTTCGCCGGCTACCGCGGCAAGCGGCAGCTCGCGGCGATAAACGCGATCGTCTTTGCGAAGGTGTCACCACGCAAGAAGCCGCGCCACGCCATGCGGGACACGGTTGCGACCCGCCTGGCGGCCGCCGGCGTCTCGTCTGAGCACATCGCGCGCGTGCTGAATCACGCGCACGGGCCGCGCGTGACCGCCGGCTACAACGCGCACGACTACGATCGAGAGAAGCGGCTGGCGATGATGAAGTGGGAGCGACGGCTACGCGCAATACTCGCCGCGGAATCTACCGACAACGTGGTCCGCTTGACCAGGAAGGGAGCCTAGCCGTGGCGAATAGCACTCCAACAGATATCGCGAACAAGGGCGATGCGTGGCGCCTGACGACCGCGATGGGCGCGTTCATCATCGCGCTCGTGGCTGACCCGCGCGCGGAGCAGCAATATCCGCACTGGCTTGAGGCTCGCAAGAAATTGGACGCGATGCTTACGAGAGTCGGCGATGCACATCGAGCGACAGCGCTCGCGATGTACGCCCCAGTGGAAATCGCCGCGCATGAACGATTCGTCCGTGAACAGTTGGGCCTCACCGACTGGGCCAAGTGGGTAGGACCGGCCCTCATGGGCGCTTGGGAATGCCGTCGAGATGGTCGGGAGTTCGCGATACCGGTTCAGCTATTCGTCGACATGCCTTTGGGGAAGAAGCCACCCAACGACGGGCACAATATTGAGCGCAACGTCCAGTGGTTCTATCGCGCGAAGGTGAAGCACCCGCCCGATAGCATTTCCGCCTTGGCAGACGAATACGCCCTCGTGTCGGGGCGGAGTACCGACGCACGTAGCGTTGTGCAGAACGGCGTTCAACAAGCTCACGCCCTACTAGATATCGTTGGACGCAACGGCCTGAGTCTCGGTAAACCAATGTAGGCACCCCGCCAAACTAAAGTAGGCACTACACGCGGGCCTCGACGGGGGCGCAGGCTAGGGCTGTCATGCAGCCCGTTTCACAGCCGCGCAGCATTATTCGCAGGCCGCAAGTGCTCGCCTGCACCGGCATCAGCGACACGACGTTGTGGCGCCTGATGAGGGCCGGCACGTTTCCTAGGCCAGTCAAGCTATCCAGCCAGCGCGTCGGCTGGTTCCTCGACGAGATCATCGCGTGGCAGGCCGCGAAGGCGGCTGAGCGTGGCTGACCGCGTCACGCCCCCTCACGTCGACGCGATCGCCTGGCGTGGCACGCCCACGCCGTCGACGGACGCTCGCATCCTCGGTGCCGCAGACATGCCCACGGCCGTCGCCGAGGCGCGAGCCGATATCGCGCACTACCGCGCGATCACGCAGGCCCTGCTCGATGCCCTGCACCACGCCCTCGCCGAGCGTGACGTGCTCCGCGATGAGGTGCGCCGGCTGCGTGAGGGCCGCGCGTGAGCGAGCGTCGGCTGACCCTCGCCGAGTGTGGCGAGCGCCGCTTCGACGTGGTGGCGCAAGGCGTCTGCTATCGCTACAGCGCGATCGGCGTGGGCCTGACGTTCACGTTCGATCGCTTGCGCTGGAAGTGGGACGAACTGCACTGCGAGCTCGCGGTGACGTGCAGCCTGGCCGGCGCCGGCACCGTCAACGGTGATGTCGTCTCGCTGGCCTCGTTCAACGCGTCGAGCGATCGGGCGCGCGCGGAACGCGCCACGCGGATCGCAAAAGAAGCCGCGCTGCACGACGTGCCGGTTGGCCGGCTCCTCGAGGAAGCCTGTCAGCGTGTGCTCGCCGCAGAACGGAGCGCGGCCAGCTCCATCTCGCTGCACGACATCGACGACGAGCTCCACGACAACAGCTTCGCGCTCGACGGCATCTCGATTGACCTGTCGCAGATGAACATGTTCTTCGGCCTACCGGGTTCGGGCAAATCGCTCGAGGCCGAACGTGTGGCGCTCGAACTCGTGCGAGCCGGCTGCCGCACCGGCTACGTCGACTTCGAATGGGCGGCCGGGCCACACCGGAAGCGCGCGCGGCAGATGTACGGCCCGGACTTCCCGGACGTGCGCTACATGCGCCTGGAGCGGCCGCTGGCGCAGGAAATCGACGGCCTCCGGCGCACCGTCGTCACCGAGGGCTGGGACTTCGCCGTCATCGACTCCGTGAGCTTCGGCGTGAGCGGCGCGCCCGAGAGCGCCGAAGTCGCGTCCGAGTTCATTCGGGCCTGCCGGCAACTGCGCATCGGGCTGCTGCTCGTCGCGCATCAGTCGAAGGCCGAAGGCGGCGACAAGTACCCGTTCGGATCGGTGATGTGGTACGCGGCGGCGCGCAGCATCTATCACTTCCGGCGTTCCAACAGCGATGACGCGACCGACTGCCTCGTGACGGCTGTCACGCAGCGCAAGAACAACGGCGGCCCTCTGCACGCCCCCATTGCGATCGAGTACGCGTTCACGACCGATCGCATCGAGGTACGGCGCGTGAACCCCGCCGGCATCGAAGACATCGCGCCGACGCTCAGCATTCGACAGCGGCTCCGTCACGCGCTCCAAGCCGGCCCGCGGCCCATTGAGGCCCTGGCCGCCGAACTGGACGTGAAGGCCAACAGCATCCTGCAGACCCTGATTCGCGACGAAGCGAAGCCAGAGAAGCAGATCTTCCGTCGCATGCCGAACGCCTGCATTGCGCTGCTCGCAAGGACGGCGTGACACATGTCACTGACACTCCATGACACGCGTCACGCCTCAGCGATGACAGTCAGTGACACGCCGTTTCATCCCCCCGTAGGGGGGATGAACGTGTCACCTGTCACGCAGGCCAAGGGCTGGCAGATCCCGCCCGCGTTCCCGCCGTGCCGGTTCCTGTCTCGACCGACCATCAGCGCGGCCAAGAGCATTGCCAACGCCGTGCGTCGCGGCAGGTTCGCCGGCGTCATCGTCACCGTCGCTGCCACGGACACTCGGTGGTGGCAGACGCTCGCGCGCGCGTCGACCGGCCTCTGCCTCGTCGCAGGCCGGCGCCTGCACCGCGCCACCGGCGAGACGGATCTCTTCGGTGCGAGGTTCACGCGTGAGGGCCAGTGCCTTGGCGTCATCGCGTTCGGCTTCGGCGACATGGATGCGTTCGCGAGGCAGTGGCGCGCGCTCGGCCCGATCCTGTCACCGCGATCCGTGGAGGCTTGCCTGTGAGGCTCTGCACCGCCCCGGGCTGCTCCACGCGCGTCGTGGCCGGCTACTGCGACGCGCACCAGCGCGATCGTCGTCGTCGCGCGCACGCGTCGCTGTCGCCGCTCTACCAGACGCGCCGCTGGCGCCGGCTCAGCGCCCGGTTCCTCGTCGACAAGATGTGTGCGGCCTGCGAAGCGCAGGGCGTCATCGTCAAAGCCACGGAGACGGACCACATCCAGCCGCATCACGGCGACTCTGCGGCGTTCTGGGACGAACGGAACTGGCAACCGCTCTGCGCGAGCTGTCACAGCGCGAAGACCTGGCGCGAAACCCTGGCGCCCGCCACGCGCACGAGGGGCCACGAATGACGCCTCGACGCGTCGGTCGGCCTCGCGCACCTGAGAACACTCTCACGTTGTACATCCGCCTCAACGTCAGCTTGTATCGCCGACTTGAACGGATCGCGTCATCGCGGCCCGGCCTCACGATCGCCGGCGTCGCGCGGTACTTCCTCGCCAGGGGGCTCAACTTCACGGCCGACGAGCGGCCTGCCGAGCGCGGCCCGGCTTCGAACGGAATTACTTCTCGGGCAGGTGCCCCATGGGAATGAGGGGCCCTCGCGCACGTCGGACATCGGCCTGCGCCGCGTCGAAGCGCACGCGTCGCGCGGCGTGGCAGAAGCCGGGGCTTTCGCGCGCCGAGCGCGTCATCGCGTTCATCGAGACGCTGCCAGTCACGAAAGGCATTCGCGTGGGCCAGCGTCTCGTGCTGCTGCCGCATCAGCGCGAGTTCATCGAGATGGTCTACGGCGAGGCGTCGCCGATTCGACTGGCCATTCAGAGCATTCCGCGCGGCAACGGCAAAACGGGTTTGCAGGCCGGGATTGTCCTCGCGCATCTGCTCGGCCCTGAAAGTGAACCGCGCGGCGAATGCTACGCCGCGGCGATCGATCGTCAGCAAGCCGGCCTCTTGTTCAACGAGATCGTCGCGATCATCGAAGCCGTTCCCGCGTTCGACGCCATCTGCAACATCCAACGGTTCAAGAAGCTGATCGAAGTGCTCGACGGTCCGAGCAAGGGCAGCACGTTCGAGACGTTGTCGGCCGACGTGCGGCGTGGCCACGGACTCTCGCCGACACTGTTCGTGTACGACGAACTGGCGCAAGCCCGCACGGGCGATCTGCTCGACACGCTCATCACGGCGCAGGGCAAGCGCGCGCGGTCGCTCGGCATGGTCATCTCGACGCAGGCCGCCGACGATCTGCATCCGCTATCCGTGCTCATCGACGACGCCGCGCGCGGCCTCGATGCGAGCCTCTACGTGCAACTGATCGCGGCGCCCGTCGACGCCGATCCGTTCGACGAGGCGACGTGGCGCGCGTGCAACCCCGCCCTGGGGCACTTCCTCGACGCGGCCGAGCTCCGGACGCAGGCCGATCGCGCGCGTCGCGTCCCGACGTTCGCGGCGAAGTTCCGCAACTTGCGCCTGAACCAGCGCGTCGACGTCGACGAACGCTGGCTGCCGGCGGACGCGTGGCAGGCGTGTGCGGGGACCGTGGATCTCGACACGCTGGCCGGCGCGCGCTGCTTCGGCGGGCTTGACCTCGGCTCGACGCGCGATCTCACGTCGTTCGCGTTGTTCTGGCCGGATAGCGGCGCCCTGGCCGTCTGGTCGTGGTGTCCCGCCGAGACGCTCGCGGCACGTGAACTGACCGATCGCGCGCCGTTCCGCGTGTGGGCACAACAGGGGCACATCGAGCCGACGCCGGGCCGCGCGACCGACAAACGCGTCGTCGCGCGTCGCTTGGGCACGCTGTGCGCACGGTTCAGCCCGCAGGCCGTGGCGTTCGATCGCTGGCAGATCGCGGAACTCGAGCGCGTGTTGGCGGACGACGGCATCGACGTGCCGCTGAAAGAGTTCGGCCAAGGCTTCAAGGACATGGGGCCGGCCACGGCGGCGTTCGAAACGCGCGTACTGAATCAGCAGGTGCGGCACGGCCGCAATCCGCTGCTGACGTGGGCGCTCAGCAACGTGGTGCTCGAGCGTGACGCGACGGGCGCGGCCAAGCCGAACAAGCGGCGCTCGCACGAACGCATCGATCCGATCGTGGCGTCGATCATGGCGGTCGGCGTGGCCACGCGCGAGCCGGCGCCACAGCCGAGCGTGTACGCGACACGTGGCGTGCTCGTTTTATGAGGTTTGCGCGACGACTCACCGAGTCCGCGCCATTCACAGGCCGACGGTTCACCGAGCCGGGCCGAGGGTTCACTGACCGACTGAGGTTCATATGGAGATCACCGACTTTCTCGCATCCACCGCTACGGCGCCAATTGCCGTAGCCGAACTCACCAGCTTGGCCGCGACGCGCGCGGCACACGGCGATGACGTGCTCGCGGCGTTTCGGACGCAGATCGAACATCGCAGCCGGTTGGCGCAGCAGGTGCTCGACACGGCGCAGGCCGCCGGTCGCGACACACTGCTCGCGAGCGAGCAGCGCAGTTACGACGCGGCCATTCGCGAACGCGATGCGATTCTCGGCCTGCAGCGCAACGTCGAGGCCCGCACGGCGCAGGTCGCGTACGTGCCCCCGACGCAGGTCTCGCCGACGACCGAGACGCGCGAGCTGTCGCCCGTGCTCGGCCGCGAGCAGCGGTGCGCGGACTGGCTACAGACGCGCGGCCACTACGCCTACGCGGGTGAGCGCGGCGTCGAGTCGATGCGCTTCGGCGCCATCGTCCGCGCGCTGGCGCTCGGCAACCGATCGGGCCTGTCCGCGCTCGAACAGCGTGCGCTCGCGGAGGGCACCGGCGCGGCGGGCGGATTCACCGTGCCGGAAGTGCTCGCGGCGTCGTTCATCGATCGCGTGCGGAACGCGATGGTGGTCATGAAGGCCGGCGCGCAGACCGTGCCGATGACGTCGGACACGTTGCACCTGGCGCGGCTGGGGCAACCCGATCTTGGCTCGCCCGCCATTCAGACGGCCGCGTGGAAAGCGGAGAACGATCCCATCACCGAGACCGATCTGTGGCTGGAGCGCGTCACGTTTACGGCGCGCACGTTGCCCGTGTTGATCAAGTTGTCCGTCGAGCTGAGCGAGGACTCGGTGAACGTCGATCAGATGATCGAGCGGGAACTGGCGGGACAACTGGCCCTCGAACTCGATCGCGCGGCGCTGCTCGGATCGGGGACGCCTCCCGTCCCGACGGGCCTCCGCTATCAGTCCGGTGTGGACGTCGCGTCGCTGGGCGCGACCTGGGACTACGACGCGCTCATCGACCTCGCGGCCCTCGTGGCCGGGAAGAATCACACGCCCACGGCGCGGCTCTACAACAGCAGCGCCGCGGCGGCCCTGGCGAAGTTGCGATCGGTGCCCACGGGCGAGTACTTGCGTCAGCCGGCGTATCTCGATCCCGTCGTGCCGTACGTCACGAACCAGATCGGCTTCGACGGCGCGAGCCCCGACAGCACGACCGTGTTCGTCGGCGACTTCAGCCAGTTGCTGATCGGCCTGCGGACCTCGTTCACGCTCGAAGTCTCGCGCGTGGCGGGGGACGCCTTCAACAAGATGCAGGTCTTGGTGCGCGCGTTCCTGCGTGCCGATGTGCAGCTCGCGCATCCGGAGGCGTTCGTGGTGCGCACGGACGTCAGCACGCACTAACGCGCTTGGCGGCGGGGGCCCGGCCATGACTTCCCCGCCGACATGGGCCACGGGCGTGTGGCCCTGAATGTCTGAAGGTGTGATCGGTGCCCCCGCGGCGTCACGCATTGGGGGCCGATCACACCACGCGCCCGTCAGGTGACCCTATGTGGAGATTCGTTGAACGTTTTCTTGAAAGACGCGCGCTGGAACGGTGGCGGTTGTCGTCCCTGGAGTCCTGGGCCGACACGGGCATGGGCGCCGGGCCGACGGCCGCTGGCGTCGAGGTGACGCCCGAGCGCGCCATCGGCGCGCCGGCGGTCTACGCCTGCGTCTCCGTCTTGGCGCAGGACGTGGCGCGCACGCCGATCAAGTTGCGCCGACGCGTGAGCGGCGACACGTTCGAGGATGCCCGCGATCACGGCCTCTTCGAGATCCTGCACGCCCTCCCGAACGCGGAAACGACCGCGTACAGCTTCAAACAGCAGATGATGCGCGACCTGCTCACGTACGAGCGGGCCTACGCCGAGATCGTGCGCGTCGACGGCCGCGTCGTCGCCCTGTGGCGTCTCGACCCGACCCGCGTCCTCGTCGATCGCGACGACCAGCGCCGCAAGCGCTGGCGCGCCACGCTGGCCGACGGCCGCACGCAGATCTGGACGTTCGATCCGAGCACGCCGCCGATCTTCGAGCTCGCGCATCCCTCGCCGATTCGTCACTGTCGCGAGCTGATCGGCACCGCGCTCGCGTTGCAGGCGTACGTCGGCAAGTTCTTCTCGAACGGCGCCCGTCTGGGCGGGGTGTTGCAGACCGATAGCACGCTCAACGACGAGATCATCAAACGGCTGCGCGCCACGTTCGAAGAGCGTCAAGCCGGTCTCACCAACGCGCATCGAGTCGCCGTGCTCGAGGCGGGCCTGAAGTGGCAGGCGATCACCGCGCCGAACTCCGACGCGCAGCTCAACGAAACGTTGCTCAGCGTCAACACGCAGATCGCCGGGGCCTTCCGCGTGCCGACGTGGAAGATCGGCGACCTGACGAAGGCGAACTACTCGAACATGGAGGCCGGCGAGAACAGCTACGTCAACGGGACGCTCGACCCGTACTTCGTCGCGTGGGAGCACGCCATCCGGCGCGATCTGCTGACGACGCGGCAGTACGGGCAGTTCGACGTGGCGTTCGATCGCTCGACGCTCATTCGCAACGACATCAAGTCGCTGCACGAGGCGCTGGCGCGCGGGCGCGACGCCGGCTTCTATTCGGTTAACGACGTGCGGAAAGCGCTGGGCCTGAATCCCATCTCGGCGACCGACGGCGGCGACCGGTATCTCGTTAACGGCAACATGATCCCGGTCACGGCGGCCGGGAACCCGGAGGCAGCATGACGCCCGATCTGGAACGACGCGCAGCGACGGTCGCGCACGACGGCACCGCCATTGTCGGGCGGGCGATCGTCTTCGACACGCTGTCGGAAGATCTCGGCGGCTTCCGCGAGATCATCGAGTCCTCGGCCGTCGATCGGACGTTCGCCGAACAGATCGACGTGCGAGCGCTCGTCGACCATGACCCGGCCAAGATCATCGGCCGCGTGAAGGCGGGCACGTTGATCCTCGAGAAGCGGTCCGACGGTCTCCATGTGCGCATCACCCCGCCGGACACGACTGCCGGACGCGACATCCTCGAATCCGTTCGCCGCGGAGACATTGACGGGATGTCCTTCACGTTTGGCGTCATCCGTCCCGGCGGTGAGCGGTTCGAGCAGCGTCAGGCGGGCTTGGTGCGCATCATCTCGGACATGCGCATCGTCGAGGTGAGCCCGGTCACGTTTCCGGCGTACGCGGCGACGGATGCCAGCGTGGCGCAGCGCGCGGTGCAGACGCTGCGGAGCCAGCGGGGCCAACGGATCGCTTGGCTGCGCGGACGAGTCTGGTTGTAGGCTAGGCCCATGGCAACCCAATGGTGGTACACCCCTGAAGGCCAGCCCTTCGGCTACCTCGCGAGTGATGGCAAGTGGTTCTTCAAGCCTACTGGCGAGCCGATCGGATATTTCGATGACGACAAGAAGTGGATCTTCGCGTCCGGAGAAGGAGCGATCGGGTACGTTGCCGACGATGGGAAACGGATCTATTCGCGGGACGGACGTCCGCTTGGATATCTGGCCTGATGATCGGCGAGCCCACGCGATAGGCGTCGCGTGACCACCGTGTGACCACGGTAGGTTATCGATGCTTGTCTGTCGGCTGTAAGTTATTGATTTTATTGGTGCCGAGGCCCAGAGTCGAACTGGGGACACTACGATTTTCAGTCGTATGCTCTACCAACTGAGCTACCTCGGCACTGGCGGGCCGCGTGCGCAGGGCGCAACCGCGAAATCATATCGCAAATCCGCTCGGCCGAACATGCCGGTATTTCCCGTCGTTCCGCATCGTGGCGCTCGCGGACGCAATGTCGGGAACGTCGGGAGGCCGCGTCCAGGCCGCCACGCGCCCGCGCGAGCCGATGACGCGCGGCCGCGTGGCACTTCGCTTGCAGCGTCTCACGTGTTCCCCGACAAAGGAGCACGCGATGTTCAGCAAGCCCTCGCTCACGATTCCGTTCGCGCTCTCGATGGCCCTGGGTGCGGCAGTCGCGGCGTATCCATCGGCCGCCCTCGCGCAGTCGTCGATGACGTCGCAGACCGCCTCCTCGGCCGACACGACGTTCCTGCAGACCGCCGGACGCGATGGGCAGACCGAGGTCGCGCTCGCGCGGCTGGCCCA